CAAGTATTAAAAAGATACCGATTACCACTTATAGCACTCTCCCTTTCTTTGTGTTCGCTGGGCATTGTACCCCTGCTTGTTGTCTCTTCCCTATCTTGAACCCGGCTACTCTTCTTTGATAGCTTCCTTTGTGTGGCCCTGTTCCATCTCTTTGCCCTCGAATATTCTTACCCACTATTTACTCCTTTGTTTTTTTATCATGACTTTAAGTTCTTTCATAAAAGTTTCTACATGAACACAAGTCCAACCTTTAGGTAGAAATGCTTTTTTAAATTTACATCTCTGAGTATGTTTGAGCATATGTTCTACTAATTTTATCATTTTTCTTTAACTTCATTTACTATAAATCTGTTCGCTATCGTATGCTTCTCTTTCAGTCGGGTTAAGAGCCAGGTACTCTTTCTTATCAAGCTTACCTGCTGAGCCTATCAATCCCATCTTCTGGACCTCAAGATGCATAGACTTAGTTGTCTTGTTATCCCTCTCGTCAATAGACTTGCTGGTTACCTTGCCCCCTATCTCAAGCCTGCACAGCTTGCCTATCTCTTTGCTCATAAGCTCTTCCGGAGCTTTGTCAAGATAGAGAGTAGGATATATCTTCTTAGAACTTTCTTTTACAGGTGGTTCTACTGCTTCTCCACCTCCATACTTATCGATTGTCCCTATATCTATTAACTTCATCATCTTAATCACCTCCTAATATTTGTCCTACATGGTTTCTCGCTCTTCCGCCTGTCTGCTTGTACCAGGGAGTTTCTTTTCTGTCAATCTTGTCTGGATTGGTGTATTGCATCTCTAATGCTGCCCGGGAATAATCTTGCTCCCCGATAGCTTTCTGCATACCTCCAAACTCATTCAATGTTGGTAACCCCATGTTATAAGCCATGTCAATTAAAACATTCCTCTGGCCTTCAGACAGTTTAATAAAGTTATCGAGTCCCGAGAAGGTGATTGAGTCTTTAATAGCTGCGGTATATTTTTTTTGAAACAATGATTCAGCTTCCTTCTTACTATATTCTCTTTTGCCGGATACTACATCTTTTGGGATTCCACCTTCATCCATATTAAAACCCCAGCCTATGGATTGGTTATCTCCGCCTGGGTCCTGGTATGGCGCTGATCTCCACCCCTCATACCCTTTGGTCATACTCCTTCCTGCTGATGTTGAATACTGCTGATAGTTCGAATTACCTGCCATAGATTCTTTCCCTTTCTCTTTCAAGCTCGTTCTGCTTGGTCTTAAGCTTTGCTGCTTCAACCTTATTGACGCTTTTTTTGACTGCTCCAACGATGACATTGAGCATATGTTTCTCATGGTCCAGCTTCTTAAGCTCATCAATAGTAGCAGAATCAGCGGTATCCAGAGAAGTAAGCGCTTTTCGTTTTTCGATATGTTTCTTATAATCATCTAATATCTCCACAAACTCCGGCCAACCTGAATTTGGACTGCTTATCAACCTTTTAAGCTTTGCCACTTTGGTAGCTGCTTCCTCGAGAAGTCTTTCTCTAAACTTCTTAAGCTTCTTTTGGTCCGGCTGGCGCAACAAGTTTTTTAACATTTCCACCTCCGACTTGGCTCTTAACTAATTCAATCGCATCTGCCTGCGGTACTCCCTTCTCAATTAACTGCTTTATCGCTATCTCTTCTGCTTTAGGCTTCTTACTCTGCTCTGATTCTTTAGACATCCTCTCCATCTCTTGGATTATATCCTCACGCTTTGGTAGTAGCTTCTGCCAATCCCTGATACCCCTGGCCTGGTAGCCTCTTTTTAATATCTCCCAGGTGAACATAAGATTGCCACCTACCATTGGATGAACAAGATACCTGTCCTGCAAATCATTGGATATCATAATGTTTCTATTCTTATCTGATGTTAGGGTAGTACCGTTCCATATCCAGTTAAACTTGTTCCACCCTTCTAAATCTTCAGGTTGCCAATACTTACTCTGTCCATCAGCTTGCTCTTTCTTCGTAGGAAAGGTTGCCTGCTCTGCGCCTGCTCCTCTAATCTTCTTATCAAGGTCATCTGGCATACGCTCATAGTAATATCCGGCTGTCCATTGACATAGTTTTTTCAATACATTGTGGCACCGGCCTACAAATCGGTTCATGCCTATGTTGCCTTCATAGATTGTTGAGTCAACTTCACCCTTAGTCTTTCCACCTTTACCACCTTGCCCGGTTGACCATTGAGATATATTGGATATCCTTTCTGCGTAGTTGACCAAAGAGTTCTCTATCTCTATGCCTACTGCCTTGACATCGCCTACCTCAAGGGTCCTTATATCGCCTGTTGATGTTTCTTCCCATATTGCTCCCGGGAACACCCCTGGCTGGTCGAGGTCAGAATCAGCAGATTTCTTTTTAACAAATATCTTCTGCATTGATATCCAGGCATTATTCATTATCGTATTCTTGAAGTCATTAAGCTCGTACTGGGTTTTGAATAGCTTATCCACAAGAGAACGACCATCAAACCCGTTTGACTCTTCATAAAAGTCCCGGATATATACCCGGTCTGTGCTTGGCATTCTCTCATATTCCCAATAGCCGATATATAGAATTCTCTTGGTTGCATAGTCTACTATTATCCTTACTTCCTGCTCTATGGTATCTCTGTCGGTTAAGTCAATCTGGTTCTGTTTGTTGAATGGTAGCCTGCCATACCAGTTAAAGCATTCTCTTGGCTTTGAGCGCATAGTTACTGCTTCCTTTACCCCACCACCTCCGGATGCCTCAAGCGTCTTATTGACTATAAAGTCTACTTCGGTTTTGATAAACTTCCCATCATTAGCTTTATTAAGCATTTCATTCAGGGTTATCCATGTCCTATCACCCTCAAAAAAAGGCTTATCGCCTTTGCCTGCATTGTTATCCCAGATGTAGTCTTTGAAGATTATATACTTTAGCTCGGCTGCATCCTTAGTTTCTACATCCTTCTTAACCCAGACATCAACCATTTCAGGGTTAGGCTGGTATCCATTGGCTATTAGCTGTGCAGCTTTGAAGTCTTTCTCCGGGTCATCTGGCAAGATATACTCTTCTTTCCCATCGGAGTCTATAAACTCAACAGCCGATTCCTTGAGTACCACCGGTTCAAACTCATTGACCCAATCGTATTTTAGTACTGCGAATGGTAGCTTAAGCATTTGCTTGAAGAAATACCCTACATTATCCTGGAGCTTTATTACATCTCTGAATACGCCATCTACGAAATCGGTGATTGCCGGCGCTCTCTCTACATCCTCCGGGCCTGTGCCTTCTGCGGTCATGTAGGGTCCTTCTATTCCGAAGAGTACATTCATTACCCTGCCATGAACAGCATCAACTATCCATTCGGTTAGAGGAACGAAGTAATCAGCTGCTCCTTCCCAGGGCTTATCACATTTCTTGCCCATCTGTTCGTATTGAGTTATCTGCCGGTATTGGTTCTCTGACTGCCTGGCCCTGGCGTATATCTTTTGGTTCTTACGGATAGAGTCCTTAATCTCTGTGCAGACGACCTCGCCGACCATTTTCAGCATAGCATCATCGACAGTAATCTTCGGGTCCTTCCTTATTTTCATAATTCTCTCCTTGGCGTACTCGTACCTATTTTAGATTTTTGTCGTACCTTCTTTTTCCCACTCTTTGGAATGGGACTGAATAAATTGACTATGATATATTCAAGAGCATTCATTACATGCTCATAGTATCCATCTCTTACCGGTCTATCCTTTATAGCTCCATACTTATCTTCTACCGGATAATGGTATCCGCCCTCAAAGGCTTCAATTATTATCTGGGTCAATGGCCTGTCATTGATTACCAGCGCCGGTATACCGTCTATTAAATTCTTCATCTTGCTTTCTATCAATACCTTCCTCGCATCATAGTTAGCTTCATTGGTATTTGATGGTCTTGATGTTGCAGGGAACCCTGCTTTGGTTAATAGCTGGTGTGATGTAAGCTTTGACTTGTCACTTTCCTGCAGCCCTGCCGGGTCATCATAGTTGATAACAGGAAAGTTTAAGTAGTGCGCATTGAGGTATGCTCTTACGGTATTCTCTGCGAAGTCCTGGATAAGTTCATTCTCGCCTAATAAAACATCATGTATTACCAACCGACCCTTTGCATCTATCTGTGTGATCACGCAGCAGGGATGATGCCATCCATAATCCCAGCCAAGTATCAGTTCTTTATGGCTATTGATTGATAATCTGTTGACATGTATTGCTCTTCTGAACCCACCGTAATATGGTTTGCCTGCTGATATAATATAGTTGATATCTATCTCTTGCCGGACATCGCGCTCCGGCCTATCTCTGAGCTGTTGTTCGTACCAAGCATCATCTTTGTTAGGATGTTTCTTCCAAGGAATGGTGTAAACCTTTGTCTTTCCTGACTTTCTTAGGCGTGCAAAGGTATTGAGGGACCCATTAGGAGTGCTTACAATGAGCTTACAAGGCGCTGAATCTCCGCAACCGGTCCATATTACCTCTGCTTTCTCTACAAAGGCGAATTCATCGAGGAGGATTGCGTTGTACCTGCCCTGCCTGGAGAAGTTAGGATTCATTGATTCACCTACCAGCGAGGCACCATTGTCTTTGTATATCTTCATGTAGCCGGAGTTCTTTGGATTGAAGCCACATCTGTCCAGTAGCCATTTAGGCGTGGTGCGGATAAAGTATCTAAGCCTCTCGAAGTGAGAGTCCATATCACCAATGGTGTCAACAAACTCTTCCTTCCGGGAGCCTAAGAGAAAGTTCTCATCAAACAAAAGCCAGCGATAGTAGAATACTCCCAGGATATTCCAAGTCACTCCCATATCTCTTGACTTCTCGGTGAGAGCATTAACTCCTTTCTCTATGTCCTTATTGATATTGCGGATGTAATCTTCTTGATAATCCCAAGGCACGAATGGTCTGTCGGCTGGTTTTCTGCGAGGGTCGTATGTCCATAGACAATGGCCAAAGAAAAGAACAGGGTTGCGCTTGAACAAAAAGATAGCGGTATCCTGCTTCCCCTTATCGGCTTCGCATTCTTTGTGGTATGCTACCCGATATTTAAGGTTTTCTTGGAAACCGCTTGGTATTACTAAATTATCCAGTTCCTTGGTTAACAGCTCCGGCATTTACCCTTCCTAAGATTATGTCGGTTAAGTCCCTATCGCTCTTCCCTTCTAAATCACCTATTTGAATATTAGCATAGTGTTGATGGTTCTCTACATTTACATGTAGGTTGTGACCATTGGTTAGCTTGCCCCGGAGCTTGAGTATAGTATCATAATATCTATGCCTTGCGCTCCAATCTGGGACATCTATGAAGTCATTTGTTTTTTCATCAGCATCTTTGCCAACTATTACAGCAGATACTACTTTGTTTGCTTTCATCCCCTCTTCGCCATGTTTAGCAAGAAAGGTATCGGTGAGCCCGGCCTTCTCAAGCCAGTAATCCATATTTAGTCCTTTCTCCACCTTTGCCTTAACACTAAGAGCAGTAGAATGAGCATACCCTGCCTTGCGAGCAGCAGTATACTTTGAATAGCCTTCTATCCTGTATTTTTTATAGAGTTGTTTGCGTACATTCATCTATAGACAGTATAACATATTCCATATAGGTGAATGCTTATCGAAGGCTTTCTCGGTGAGTAGTTTATGGAATAAAATATAATGTAGGCTTGTTTATTTGAGGATTTTATTTATTTACTATTCTCCCCCCTTGCGTTTATTTGAATAAAGTTTGTTGAACATTACTTTTGCTTTCGTTTAGGATGTGCAACCCTACATAAGGGTTGACGCAATTCCTCAGTAGCTTTCTT